AAAAAAAGGGCTTTTTGGACTCTAGTAGCCTATGACTAGAAACTCGAATATTTTGTCTGCAATACTTGTTGTATTTGCAACTTCAGCGTATACAGCTCCTGCTGAACCACCTACGGAATAGAGTTTAATCTTTTCATTTGTTTTGTCATATTCTACTTTGTATAGTGAATCCGTGAATTCTGGAATCACTGCAACTAGTGTAGAAATCCGTTGCTCTTTCAAGTCGGCTGACACTCCGTTGGTGGCATATGCTTCAGAACCACCACAAGTAACTTTGATCTTATAGATTCTAAGTTTTGAGGTTAGGGCTGCTTGCCATGAGAGAGTTTTTCTCACATTTGCGTTTGTCCAATCAGATGTACTGAATGTTAATGCCATTACCTAATGTAAAGCCAACCTATATATAAAGTTTAAAAAAAAAGAAAGGGTATTTTTTTCTAGAGTTTGATATCTCTGATCTTGCCTTGTGATTTGAAGTGACGACATACAGTCTCTCCCATTGTTCTGAAAACACCTTTCTCAACGAAAGCGTTGTTAACAAATGGGTATCCTGGTGATCTTCGTGTTGCTTCATAGTATTCTGTTGGGATTGATATTTGAATTCCAATTCTTGGGTATCCATATCCTTCAGCATCAGATGTGTCCAATGCGAATAATCTTCCGATTTCTGAAGAGTCTCCAGAATCGCTTGGTGCATCCTTTGATGGGATGAATGGGATTCCATAGATAGAATCAACGTGTATACCAACTCCAGTACCTTTGAATGTTTGAATTCCGTTTACATCAACTTGTACTAAGCTTTCACCGTATGGGTTTGGAATACGGACTGAAGGCATATATAAGCCTTGTATTTCGGAGTAAACTTCGTGGGAACCGAGGAATACGTTTGGGTCTTTACCTGCTGCGATACGAATCTTTCGTAAGAAAGTTCTTAGGGTATCGTCAGTTAAGACACCGTTGGTACCAATAGTACCTGAAGCAGATTCGACTGTTGAATCAAAGTCAGTGCCACTATCTCTATCGATAGTTGCGTTTGCAGCCCATGGATCATAATAGCCAGTTGTACTTGCTCCAAGAGCATCTTCCTCTGCATCACTTGATATAATTCTATCTAGTGATTCAAAGTCTTTAGTACCTGTCCATGTTCCAGAACCTGTAACTGTTCCTTCAACGTCTGCCAATAACATTCTGTTAAGAAATTCTTTGTGTTGTACTGCCATATACAATCGGAGTGAACCAAGTCCTCCCCAAATGTCATCTTTGCTGTGTGTAGCCAACCATTCCATTACTTCTGATGCACTGAAAGGCAACTGAGCTGTCTTTGGTCGTACATCTATTTCTTGTAGTGTTGGTTTTACTGTTTCAGCAATGTTACCACCCTCACTTGTACCACCTAAAGCAGTGTTGCCTTGGTTAGTATTTAGAGTTGGTTTTGCAGTAATGACCCTCCATCCAGATTTATCCCATGGATACTTTGGTAATATACCAAATGCATTTGCTTCAAGGTTTAATTGAGCCCATGCGTATGCTCCAAAGATTGCGTTAAATGTTCCAGTTGTACTTGTGGTAACTGGTGCATCTGCTTTTCTTAGGAGGTTTCTGTTGTAACCATAGTAGAGTGCTTCGAGTTCGTCAATAGTCTTTATTTGAACCATTTTAGAATCCTCTTACCTCGTCTTCAGAAGGTTTGTAGTATTTTCCTGCCAAAATGTCTTGTGCTACTTTACTAAGTCCTTCAAAACCTTGTGCTCTTGCATCTTTAAGAATTGGACTGTAGTCCTTTGTTGATTTCTCAACAGTCTCAAGTGCTGCACCTGGTCTTGGTGTTTCTGTAGTAAAAGTATGTGAAGATTTCTGAACTAGTTCTGCTTTCTCTGATGATCTAAGTTTACCTTGGTCTGATGATGGTTTGTCATCTCCAGATCTGTCCGAATCCAATCCAGATTGATCTCCTTGTGGATAAGGCTTTTCAGGTACTTTTACATCTGCACCAACATCATCTCCACCCTCTGAACCTGATGGTTTCAAAGGCAAATCTGATGGGGTTTCTAGAGCTTTTAATCTGCTATCAATTGATTTGATAGAATCGCTAACACCAGTTTGACCTGTTGCTAATGATTTGATTTGCTCAACTAGAGAATCGATGCTAGTCTTGATTGCGTCAACTGATTTCTCTGAAGCAGATTCTTCTTTCTCATCTTTCGGTGGGAAAGCTTTTTCTTCTTCTTCAATATCAGCTTTTTCTTCTTCGACAATTTTTGCGTCTTTTTCGTCTGCCATGTTGTTATTATATTTAACTTTTTCGGGGTTTATATATTTTCCCTTTTCCTCTTTTTCTGTTATAGAAGCTATAGGATCACTGCCTTGTTGGGCTGTATTATAGGCTCCCATGCCTCTAACTCCCATACCTCGTGAATTATCTAAACCGTCTTTATTCTTATCTTCTTGTATTTCTTTTGGTTGTGGATGACCTGTTCCTTGCCATTCTTCCTTTATTTTTCTACCTGAACTTGTATTTGGGTTTACATCTTGATTATATTGACTATGAGAATTACCATCGGTTTCAGGGTCTGAAACTCCTTCCTTACCACTATCACCTGATCCAGAGTCATCCTTAACGAATGAACCTACTATTTTTTCTGCCTGTTCTTGTGTTTTTCCATCGGCTACTAATTTACCAACCTTGCCTGAAAATGTGTCTTCTTCAGAAAGATTTGCATCTTTCTCTACTAAACATCCAAATTTCTCACATTTAATTAACATTTTACCATTACCTAATTCTACACCATTTGTCATTGATTTTGCCAATGCATTATAATCTGTTATTAAAGCAAGTGGAACTGCTGGATCTTCACAAACTGCTACCTCATAATGCTCTAAATCTTTCAAAGCATATGCAACTGAACCGTCTTTCATTGTAATTGGCTCTCTTTCTGCCTTTGTTGCTCCACCAAATGATAGTCCTTTATACTCTCCAGATTTTATTTTTTCCCAAATATCATTGTCTAAATCGTAATTTTTATGTATTTTACCTGTAATTTTAATGGCTGGTATTGACTGACCATCATTCTCAATCTCTAATCTTGCAAAATTAATGCCTTTGCCTACAACCCTATTACTATGGGTATCTGTTATTGGGGCTCCTCTATCCATCCAAATAGGTAAAACCTTCATTAATTCATCAGTTATTGTAATTTCATTCTGCTTATCTTTCATTTGTACTGTCAATATACCCTCAAAATATCTCTCATCAGAGTTTATTGCCTCTAAACTCTTAGTTACTGTATTCTTAAAAAACAGTGGATCCATTACATATATGGGCACGCTATTAGTTTATAAAGTTTATTAGAAAAAAAAGAGGAAAGGTGGGTAAAATAATACCTATTCCTAGTCTTTCTTTGCTTTTGTAACTGCGAAATCGGCTGCAAAACCAGTTGTTAATCCTATTAGGATTAGACCAACCTCTCCAATTCCCTCAGTAACAATAGTTTGACCTATTGCTATTGCTGCGAATGTGGAGATGATTAAAGCACCTGCGAATTTCCTTGCAGAGAAAGATTCCTCTGTTCTATGTAGGTATCCTCGTAGACAGTTTAAACCTGCACCAATTACTGCTGCTACAACAGTTATTAATACTGGATCTACCATGGAGGAACTCAAACAAGGCTGTATTTAAGTATAATGACACTATTTGTCTAAAACCTTGCCTACCAAATCTTCTAGGTCGGAATCTGCTTCTTCATGAAGCCTGTTAGACTGTCTATCTAGTGCTGTTGCCAAAATAATAAGGGCTTTTTGGAGTTGTTCTACTCGCAAACATAGGTCTTTTTGTGTGTTAGAAATCTTCCTAAAGTATGCTATTAATGTAGTTCCACTTCCAAGTGCTATTCCTATAACTATTTCTTCAAATAGTGTTTCTAGTATTTCGAACATGTTATTTTATTACATTTCACTTATTTAAGGATTCGTAGGGTTTATTAATCAATTATAACATATATGAATATGGCATCATCAATTTATGTATATGAAAACATGAAGGAGTTTGAAAACTGGTATAAAGGATTTATTGACATGCCATTAAAAAAATTAAAAATAATTGATATGTACATACATGAAAAAGATAAATTATGGGTTGTTACTAACACAAACCAAGAAAAAGAACGACCATTACTACAAAAATCACTATGTCATTTTCGTAACGGCAATATTGATGAATATAAAACAGATAATACAAAATTAATACTGTTTGACAAAGTAAAACTTGATTTTAAGAAAAGCAAACTAAGTATTTTTCCAAGATTTTTGAGAAAACCACTTTTAACATGGAAAGTTGATAGATACTTTGGCGAAAAACCAAAACATAAATTAATAGATTGGAATCATAGATATTATGATTTTGAATTAGATAGAATAAATTTAATATTAAAATCAGATTAACGCTGATTTCCTAAGTTTCCACCAAATATTTGTCGCCAATCTTTTCCATTTTTCTTTCTTTGCTTTACCCAAAATGGATCTGCACCAAACTGACCACCTTTTTTATTATATGCTTTCATTACATCTGCAACTCGTCGCATACATCTTCTACAAAGTCTTGCATTAATTTGTTCCATATGAAACTTGTATATTCCACAAAAATAACACATACCGTAATAAACAGGTTTTATTGAAACAAGTAGGGCTTCTCTACCTCTTTTTCCTGCACATTCACCACAAATGTCAAACACACCTGCTGCAGCAGCGTCATTTTTTAAACAACCAAAACACACAGCTTCCTTGTAATTATTTACTTTCGTCTCTTCATGTTTTTGATGAGTTTCCCATATTTTTTTACCTAAATATGTAGATCCTGTATTAACATCTAGTTTAGTCGCCAGCTAACTTCACCTTATTCAATGCATCTGATAGTATTAAATATACATTGTTTGTTGCGTAACCAGAAACAGAAACCTTTCTTGTGGTTTTTTTAATTTCTTCAATTAAATCATCAATAACACCAAAGTCAGCACTATAAACATTTACTGTTCCACTAGAAAGCTTAACTTCTTTTTTAATAACTCGTTTTTCTACTTTTTTAACTTCTTTCTTCTTCGCCATCTTCCCACCTCCTTACAACATCAAACTCACTT